AGAAGTGGGCTTGTAAAACTGCCAGAGCTTGCAAAAGATAAAATATAAGAGGTTATAAATACTAAGATTTTTGATCGTTAGCCCTTAAACATCACTCTAAATATAATCAACATATGGAAACAAAAATTTTATCTGCCCAAGAAGCCTATAAATTAGGAACTCAAATCGGAACAAGACTTTATCCTATTAAGAAACGATGAAAACTTCTATATATCAACCATATATTATTAACTAAAAGCACATATAAGGAATGTGCCCGGTGCGAATCCGGTTATATGTTATACTTTATTTTCTCAAACATAGAAGTTTAATTGATTTATTCATTTTTAATGCCGTGTGAAAGGACACACGTAGGGTTAAAGCCCCTGGTTAGGGATTTGTTACACAAAAGAGCCGGGATGTGAATCCCGGCAAAATGGGCCTGATGTAAGGAGGCATATCAATGTAAAATCATTGAAGCCGGGTTCGATTCCCGGAAGCCCACACTAATTTTGATCATTATGAAAACAGTACATTCATCACCAAGCCTGTCTCCAAGTGGAACAAAGAGACAGAAAGCTAATCTATTTACAAACGAAAATCCGGAAGCTATCGCACAGATGCGCATGCAGTCTGCACAAAAAGAGCAGCATAAGGTCATGGTTCGCCTTGATAACCGCACACATGTACTTGTTGCTCCGCAAAATGTAACTCCTGAGTATATAGAAATGCTGCGAAAAAAATATCAAATTACCTACAATGCTCCAGCTCGAGGAGGAAGGAGGTAATATAGAAGACAAAAGATTAACATACAACCAATAAGTGAGGAACAATATTATGACATTAAAGCAAGCTCAGAAACTGTACGATGATTCAGTGCAGGCAAAAATGACTCATGCCGATTATTGCATGACTCAATCGCAACTTGAATATATCGGTAGAACTATGTGGGGATTCACCCCAGACAAACAAGCAAAGGTGTTATTCACCAAAGTAGGAAAGAGGGTGTCGGTAGTTATTGCGTCACGAGAAGCATTTATTAAAGAGATAGGAAAACCTGTTATCTGCAAATGTTCGGTATGCGATATGTATTATTTAGCTTATAGAAAGTCGGTCGATGCTCACGATGAATTAAATGCCCAATGTCCAAAATGTGATTCTCTTGGTTGTGATTCAGATATTGTACATTTTGAAACAAACCGCAAATTTTGGCTAAACGAGAAGATCGTTAAAATCCTTACTCCCAATAAAGACCCTGAACGAGTGGAAGCTATGTACGATTCCGCTCCGGAAGATTTTCCTGCACAATATGAGATGTTGCTTCCCGATGGAAAGAGGTGTACAGATTGTGTGCGATGTGCCACATGTTGCAGCGTATTTGGTCAAAAAGAAAGTGCCACTATTTGCCAGTGGCATCCTTCGAGATATTCAGCGGGAGAATAACCTTCAATACCGAATAGAAATGAATACTATAGACCTGCTATACATTGATTTATTCTGTGGAGCTGGTGGAACCTCTACAGGTGTTGAATCTGCCCGAATAAATGGAGAACAATGTGCAAAAGTAATTGCCTGTGTCAATCATGACGCCAATGCCATTGCCAGTCATGCGGCTAACCATCCGGAGGCGATGCACTTCACAGAAGACATTCGAACACTTGAGCTTTCTCCACTGGTTACACACGTACAACGGATGAAGCAATTATATCCGGAAGCTCGCTTGGTACTTTGGGCATCTTTAGAGTGTACGAACTTCTCAAAAGCCAAAGGTGGCCAGCCTCGGGATGCAGACAGCCGGACACTGGCTGAACATCTTTTTCGTTATATCGAATCCCTTAACCCAGATTATATCCAGATTGAAAATGTAGAAGAGTTCATGTCATGGGGCCCGATGGATGAGAATGGTAGGCCAATCTCCATGAACAAAGGAGAAGACTACACCCGTTGGGTGCATAACGTGAAATCTTATGGATATAACTTCGATCACCGGATAATGAATGCTGCTGACTATGGAGCATACACCAGTCGGAAGCGTTTTTTTGGCATCTTTGCCAAGAATGAGCTACCAATTGTGTTTCCAGAACCCACCCACTGCAAAGAAGGCAAGCAAGATATGTTCGGCAGCCTTGCAAAATGGAAACCTGTAAAGGATGTATTAGATTTTGAAGACGAAGGAACAAGTATCTTCACCCGGAAGAAGCCATTGTCAGAGAAAACACTTGAACGCATCTATGCTGGTCTCATTAAGTTTGTAGCAGGTGGAAAAGATAAATGGCTACTGAAATATAACTCAATCAACGGAAAGACTGGAAAACATATTCCTCCCGGAATAGACGAACCATGCCCAACCATCAGTTGCCAAGGACGTTTAGGTATAGTAAATGCCCAGTTCCTTTCCAGATACAATACATGTCGTCCTCAAGATACTTGTAAATCAGTAGAAGCACCTTGTGGAGTGCTTACTACTAACAACCGATTTGCAAAGGTAGACTGTCATTTCCTCTCAAAGTATTTCAGTGGTCACCCGGAAAGTAAGAATATTCCTATTGATGGACCCGCACATACTGTCAAGTGCAAGGATAATCATGCTTTGGTAGGTGCGAAGTTCCTCGCTGCGTATTATGGCAATGGCGATAATGTCAGCCAGGTAGATAAGCCATGTCCGACAGTACCAACCAAAGACAGGTTTAATTATGTGAATCCGAAATTTCTTTGCTCATACAACTTTAACGATGCTGGGAAAGATATAGATGCTCCGTGCCCAACACTACTGACTAAGGATAGGCTTTCGCTTGTAAGTCCGTTCTTTATGAATTATTATTCAGGTGGGGGGCAACATTCAGATGTAAATCAACCTTCTCCGGCTATACTGGCAAACCCGAAACAACGCCTTGTTAGTTGCCAGTTTATGGATCAGCAATTCGGGCAAAGTAAGCCTACTGGACTTAACCGACCATTGGGAGCCTTAACCTCCAATCCAAAGTATAACCTTGTTAGTTGTCGTCCGTGGGTAATGAATATTAACTTCGGGAATATCGGTAGCCAGATAGATGATCCTGCACCAGTTATCACCGCCAACCGAAAGTGGCACTACCTGATGAATCCACAGTTTATGTCTGCCGGCGGCAATATAGAAAATCCATGCTTTACTCTCATCGCACGCATGGATAAGATGCCACCTTACTTAGTATGTACGCAAGAAGGTGATTTTCTTATTAGGGTATATGAAAGCGATAGCCCCATGACCCGGAAGATAAAGGAGTTCATGGCTCTATATGGCATAGTTGATATCTTGATGCGTATGCTTAAGATACCTGAACTTAAACAAATCATGGGATTTCCAAAAGACTATAGACTGATCGGTACACAAGCCGAACAGAAGAAGTTTATTGGGAATGCGGTAGAGGTGACGATGGCAAGAGTTCTCTGCGAAGCTGTCGGCAGGAAACTACGAGAATTAAGAAAAGTGACAGCATAGTTTAATTCAAATCGAATTAGAAAGGAATCAAATGATAATAGCGTGGTTTTCATGCGGCGTAACATCCTCAGTCGCTTGTAAGATAGCATTGAGCCTGTACGAAGATGTGCAGTTCTATTATATTGAAACTGGCTCCGGGCATCCGGATAACGCTCGTTTTCTATCTGATTGTGAAAGATGGTACGATCAGCCTATTCACATTATCCGAAGCGATAAATACACTTGCGTAGCTGATGTCCTACGGAAAGGTTTTATCAATGGTGCGCATGGTGCTGCTTGTACTCTTGAACTTAAAAAGAAAGTCCGGTACAAGTTGGAAAAGGAACTTGGTTCTTGGGACGGTCAAGTTTGGGGATTCGATTATGAACCAAAAGAGATTAACCGAGCTATCCGATTAAAGCAGCAGTACCCAAACACAAAGCCACTGTTCCCGCTTATTGAAAAGCAGATTACGAAGCCGGATGCCATGGGGATACTTTGGAAAGCAGGGATTGAAATCCCTGCTATGTACAAGATGGGCTACAATAACAACAACTGCATCGGTTGCGTGAAAGGTGGTATGGGATACTGGAATAAAATCCGGAAGGATTTCCCGGAAGTGTTTGCTCAAATGGCGCAGATTGAGCGTGATGTTGGAGCTACCTGTCTGAAAGATAAAGATGGGCGTATCTTCTTGGATGAACTACCGACATGGCGGGGCGATCCAGTGGAAGAGATTATACCGGATTGCTCGCTTATCTGCCAAATTGAATTTCAAGAGATCATCGACAGGCAGGTAAAACGAGTTTTGAAAGGAGAAATTAGTATTAACGATGTAGCCTGAAAAGGCTCAAAACAAATTAGTAATGAAGAAAATACTAATAATTCTCGCAGTCACCTCGCTGATAGGCTGCACTACCCCCAAAGCCTCACATACGACATTTAAGAGAGAATATAAAGAGAACCGCTTTACAAAACAGTTTCAAGAAGCGGATTCAATGTTTAATCAAAAATATTTATTAAAATGAAAACATTAGATGAAAAGGCTGCTGAATATGCAGCGAGTGTAGTATCGTGTAATAAAGAAGCAAAAGAGTGTGAGGGACTTATTCAAACAGCTTACATTCTTGGAGCAACAACGGAAGGAGAATTGTTGAGAGAAGAAACAGGAACCTTCGGGCAAGCACTTGAATCCCTCAAACGGGGGCATCTTGTTACTCGTAAAGGATGGAATGGCAAAGGTATGTTTATATTCATGCGTCCTGCTGATGAACTTCATATTGGCTTTGTAGCCAAAGATATTAAGTCTTTACCTCAAAAAGTGAAAGATTACTATTATCAGGATTGTGTTGACGAAAACGGTAATCCTATCGAACTGGAAAAGGATGACACAGTAAAATTCACAGCATACATTTGCATGAAAGCCGCTGATGGCTCTATCGTAAACGGTTGGCTTGCTTCCCAAACGGATATGCTTGCTAACGACTGGATGATATTTGAGTTTTAACATACTGCCATACGGTGGCTGAACGTCCGCCGTATGGCTCAAAACCCAAAAAGAAGGAAGGAAAACCTATGTTTAAAGATATAATCGAATTAGACAAACAAGTCGTAGACCGGATCGTAGATAAGGTCCACGAAAACAATTTAGAAATTGAGATGGAAATGGGAGTTGTAAAGGACGGTATGGCTAAAGTCCTCTTCCTCTATAAAGATCCGGAACTTCTGCAGAGCGTGATAAACGAATCCGTTACTGAAGAGTACGATCTCCCATAAACAGTCCTCTGCCAATCCATTGTAAATGGTTTCATTTGACCCCGAATCAATGAAACAGAACTGATCATGTAACTAATCCCTTGAACTATGTATTTTAATGATGATGAGATAAGACGTATCAAAGATGCTGCCACAGGACATTTGCTTGATGTTGCACAAGACTTCCATGAACTCAAACGCTCCGGAGTGAATTACAATTGCGATTGTCCCCGGTGCAAAGCCGCAAAGAAACTCTCAATTAGTCCGGCCAAACAAATCTTTAAATGCTTTGGATGCAATGAATTGAAAGGTGGAGATTCGGTTTCTTTCTTAATGTCCGCTGAAGGAATGACTTTCAATGATGCTCTTGAATACCTTGCCAAAAAATTCAATGTCATTCTCGATCAACGTCCGGCCATCAAGAAACAGCCGGCAAAAAAGATGAAAAAAAGCAGCAAGGCTGCCAAAGGTATCGATGTCGACAGTTATTGTGCCAGGATGTTGGCTGAATCAGGTCTTACCTTTGAGGATGTCACAGCAAAGGTATATAAGACAGGAGATACACAAAGTATATTCGAACAACGTACTTTCCGTCCTGGTACCATTGATGAACGAGGAATGTTAACCACTAAGGGAGATGATGTCATCATTGAATATTATGATCTGGAAGGAATGCCGGTTGTCTTCACCCGGAAAGATAATAAAAGAAGGGACGTTGGTACTCCTCAAGAATATTATCGTATCAGATGGCAGTTTCCGGATGCCCACCTTGATAAAGAGGGTAAACCTTACAAATACAAATCCCCGCGTGGCAGCGGTACTCCGATCTATATTCCGGAGCGCATACGCAGTCTCTATAAATCAAAGACAAAGATACCCCGTCTCTATATTCAGGAAGGTGAAAAGAAAGCGGAGAAAGCATGTAAGCACGGCATTCCCTCAATCGCAGTCAGCGGTATACAGAATCTCGGTCTTTACGGTGCCCTTCCGGAAGACCTGGTGAAGATCATCTCTACCTGTGAGGTACAGGAGGTTGCTTTTATCTTTGATTCGGACTGGGACGATATCAGCTCCAATATCCGGATCAATGATCAGGTCGAAAAGCGTCCCCGCTGTTTTTTCTATGCAGCAAAAAATTTCAAAGAATATATGCGTTCTCTCAAGAACCGGAACATCTTCGTTGAAATATTCGTCGGACACATTAATAAGAACGAAGCAGGAGACAAAGGCCTTGATGATCTGCTTGCAAATTCTCTGCGTGGAAAAGAAGAAGAGCTGGCCGCCGATATCGAGTTTGCATGCAATGAAAAGAAAGGTTTGGGCAAATATATTGAGATGTTCAAGGTAACTACCTGGACAGATCATAAATTGCAAGAATTATGGGGACTCCACTCTCATGAAGTCTTTGCCGAGCGTCATGCCGACCTCCTGCGTAACCTGCCGGAGTTCCTATTCGGCCGATATCGATGGAAATTCGACGAACATGGAAAAGTAATCTTGGCACAACCTTTTGACGATGATGAAAAGTTCTGGAGAGAAGTCACTAAATATGATCGTAGCCAAAATGAACGTATTGAATACGAGTTCTGCTATGTCAACTCACAAAACTTCTTGCAAAACAGAGGATTCGGGCGTCTGCGGAGAATTGATAAGAGTTATCAGTTCATTCACCTTGAACCGCCTGTTGTTCGTGCTATCGATGCCTCTGATGCCCGTGACTACCTGTTTCAGTTTGCCAAGCATAATTGCAAGACTGAGGTAAACGAAATGTTGATTAAAGGCGTGTCTCAATATGTGGGTCCGGACAAGTTATCCCTGCTTGAGTTCATTCAGCCCAATTTCGTTAAGCCCAACCGGGAATCCCAGTATTTCTATTTTGATAAAAATTGCTGGCTGGTCACAAAAGATTCTGTAAGCGAACTCGGTTACGAGAATATCACACACCACATCTGGGAAGAGCAACGTAAAATGACACCGGCCAAATATCTGGGTAAACCGTTGGTTACTTTTAGCCGGCAAGACAACACATTTACTTACGAACTTTCAGAGGCCGGTAAGAAATCCCATTACCTCCAGTTCCTGATCAACACCAGTAACTTTACCTGGAGAAAATCTGCTGAAGAAATAGAGCCGGAAGAAGAGAATGAAAATCGTATCCATCTCCTTAGTAAACTGTGTGCAATCGGATATATGGTTATGGAAGCGAAAGACAATAATGTGGCCAGAGCTGTCATCGGCATGGATGGCAAGCAATCTGAAGTAGGAGAAAGTAACGGCCGTTCCGGGAAATCACTTGTAGGGGAATTGATGCGTAATATCATTCCTACAGCCTATATTCCCGGAAAACGCTCTGATCTTTTTAATGATCAATTTGTATGGAATGACATTCAGGAAAACACTAAACTCGTTTTTATTGACGACGTGTTACAAAACTTCAACTTTGAATTTCTGTTCCCCAACATTACCGGGGATTGGTCAGTAAATTATAAAGGAGGTAGAAGGATCACTTTACCATTTGCGCGATCACCAAAAATGTATATTGCTACCAACCATGCCATCCGTGGCAGTGGTTCAAGTTACACGGACCGCCAGTGGCTACTTGCATTCTCCGATTTCTATAACGATACCCATAAGCCGGTTGACGACTTCGGGGTCCTCTTCTTCTCGGAGTGGGATTTTGAACAATGGAATCTTACCTGGAACCTGTTGGCCAATTGTGTCCAATTGTATTTGACTTATGGCGTTGTCCAGGCTCCCGGCGAAAGGTTAGAGCAAAGAAAGCTGCGTCAGGAAATGGGTGAAACCCTCATCTCCTGGGCTGATGAATACTTCTCCGGAGAAGAACATCTCAATGTCCGTTTACCCCGGAAAGATTTATATGACGCATTTTGCCAATACGACAATCAGCAACGAAAGTTTGTATCACCAACCGCATTTAAGAAGAAATTTATAATGTATTGCGCATGGAAAGGTTATGTATTCAATCCTCACAAATATGACAGTATAACCGGAAAACCTTTTCAAGTCGATAAGGACGGGAAGGCGGTTGTAGATGATAAATCCGGAGGTGTAGAGTACTTTACGGTAGGAACCGGAGCCCAACCTATCCCGGAAGAAGATAATAGCCGGTTAGCACAACCGACAGGTAAACTCGTTTTCTAACTTAAACATAAAAACAATGAGTGTAAACAAATGTATTTTTATCGGCAACATGGGACGTGATGCCGAGGTCCGTACCACTGAAACCGGCATCAAAGTAGCCCAATTTTCTATTGCATGTACAGAGCGTGCTTATACAAACAAAGCCGGTCAAACGATTCCGGAGAGAACCGAATGGATACCCGTCGTAGCCTGGAGGGGATTGGCGGAAACCATTGAGAAGTACACCCACAAAGGAAGCAAACTGTATATTGAAGGCAGATTCACAACCCGGAAGTATGAAACAAATGACGGCCAGAAACGAACCGTTTCTGAAATCGTAGCCGAAAGTATTGAAATGCTCGATCCCAAGCGGGATGCTCCCCCACTCCCTCCGGAACCCGAGCAGAAATTGAGTTATAATCCATAAAATGACATACCATGAACCTATCTTCTTTTAAACTGACCAATATTAACGAATTGATATCCGTATACAAAGAGAATCCGGAGCGCTTTAATCGCTTTTATAACGCAGTGTACCTGCTGCTGGATGGCATTCCGGAATGCGGAAGTATTCGTGTAATGGATCACTGTGAGGCGTCCTCCTATGACTTGTTTATAAAGTGTGCATGTTGGATTATTCAGGAAGAGACGGAACAGAAAGAGTTGACGGATGCATTACTTGAGTTTTCGGATGATTATACAATTATTCGCCGGTGCGCGAAGTTCGTAAAATCCAAATCCTGGGTTCATTTCTACTCACGACGATAGGAGTATATTATCCCAATTTATTACCCTATAAAGATACGTCTTTTATTTGATATACACAACATTATAATGATAAAAAAAGAGAATAAAATATTCGTAGTCATATCTCCTGATCCCGTCGAGCGTGAGCAGTTGATCGCACGCCTGGCCGTTCGTTTAGGTTTTGCCAAGATTCCGTCCGATGCACTCAAGATCATAAGCAAGGACATTTATTCCTTTGACCTGGCAACTGCATATTTTGTGCTTTGCAGTAACTATCATTTCCGGGGTTCTATCGTCACAACACAACGGCTGTATGAGCTTGCAGCAAGAGGTATATGTGTTTGTGTAGGTGTGAAGTCACTGCCCCGTGAGTACGAGTTGTTATCTCAGGTGTTTTATCCGAATGATTTGCGATAGCACAAGTCGAAACATTTATCCGGCCGCGGTACGCATCAGCGTATCGCGGCTTTGTTTTTGGGGGTCGTTCCCCCTTTACCCCCTTTTGCTTAGAAGAACGTTTTGAACAACTGTGCCTGAGACGAAGTAAAGCCGGCAACAAGGTGTTTATATATTATTTTTATTTTTCTTTCTTCTGTAAAAAAGACTACCTTAAAAATATAGAATATTTTTGTGCTTTCGTGCAGACAGGTGCAATTCGGCATTTATTACACTATAAATCAAATATTTAAACAGAGCACAAATTTCGTACAAAAACGTACGTCTCGTACTAAATTGCACAAAATTGTATTTTGTACGCACAATGTATCAATCGTACAAAAACGTACCATGTTTCGTACGGACATAAACCAATTATAATCAACACATTATGTGATAAGACTGCACAATTTACACAGTTGCACAAAAAAGGAGTACCGTTTTTGCAAGGGGGATTAGTTTGTTCCGGTAAGTCTTGTTTATGTCCGTAAAACTTTGTATATTAGCGTAAACCATTCTATGACCTAAATGATAACTACCAAAATCGAAGTTCCCCCGCATCTATGTGAGTATATCCGCGGCAAATACTGTAACCTGACCTCTGATCCGGTCCGTTTCCCCGATAACCTGAATATCTATCACGTGATATTCGACCTTCTCCAGAAGAGACCGTCGGAAGCTCCGGTTGATCGTGGTAATTTAGAAATCTGTCTGCCTGAACGAAGTATAGGCAAATCCCCAGTGACCTACAACTATTTAGGGCTTCGCTCCCAGGTAATCATTTCCCGGAAAATAGAATTGATGATGTGGGCGGAGTTGCATGAATACCTGGACGAACAGAAGCACCGGTACGGAATCAAATACATTGATGGAGTGCAATTCTTCATGCGCAGATATGGAATTGATTCTCTTACGGAAGAAGCTTTTCTCAAACACTACCAGCGTTGGAGGGCAAAAGTGAGGAGAAAAGAAAAAAGGAGCTATAAAAAGCGAGAATAATTCATCGAGTAAGCGTAGTTAAATGTCCTTTTTTTGAGTGAAAAATGTTCGAAAAGAGAGAATCACAGATAGCATATTGTAAATCAACAGAATATGAATACAAACAATATCGGAGGAGTCATTCAGGCAGATTTCCTGTTCACGGATGAAATAAGTTTATTTTCAGTCATCAATCACTCAGCCGTTATCAGCCTTCACCGGCCCAATACCTGGAGAAACCTGCCTATCACCTATATGGGAGTTTCTCCAGATGTGGAAGCGGACGACACTCAAGCCGGTACGCTATACAAACAGACCCTTACCATCCGCCTGAAACGCACAGGACTGACAGATTCAGAACTTCACATCCTGCGGACTATCAATGTACGTGGTTGCGTAGTAAGATGCAAGGATGCGAATGGCAATATCCGATTGTATGGAAGCAAAGAGTACCCGCTTCTGGGAACCGTGATAGAGAAAACAGGAACCAAGGCCTCCGACCTCTCCGGAATTGAAGCCATTTTTTCCGGAAAAGGCGCCTATCCTCCACTACCTGTTACAGAGTTATAACCGTCCTTCGGCATCATTATATATAGCCGTATCATTGCAACAAAATAAGTGCAATGAGCCAAAAACGCATCATCTTATCAGATTCATCACTCAACCGGTACGGCTACCGGGTTCTTACTGCAGGACTTCTTCTTGAAGCTTTCATTGACAACCCGGTCATGCTGTATGGGCATTTCCGTGATGAAGGATCACCCCTATGGTGTGATTACAAAGCAATCGGATATTGGGACGATATCAAGATAGAGGACGACGTGCTTTCTGCTATTCCTGTTTTCGACAAGGTAGACGATTTATCGAAGACCATTGCCGCGAAATACGAAGCAGGGACCTTACGGGCCGCAAGCATTGGTATACGTATCCTGGCCACATCCTCCGAAAAAGAATATCTGCTTCCGGGACAAACACGCGAAACTGTTACCAAAGCAGAAGTCATGGAGGCTTCCATCGTGGATATCCCGGCCAACTCCCATGCCGTGCGCTTATACGACCGTTCCTCCTCCGTTTTACTGGCAGCGGGTATGGACACGAATATTGTGCCAGCATTAACAATCCCAAAAGAAAAGGCAATGAATTACAAACCATCATGGACCGGCTTCCTCTCTTTCCTGGGAATTTCAAAAGATAAAGCGGAAACCACCGAACTGTCTGCTGAAAACCTGGACTCTATCCATGCTGAAATGGAACGATTAAAGACAGAGAACGCTACTCTTGTACAGGCTAAGGCCGATATTGAAGAGAAACTTAACTCTGCCAACGCAAAGATTACAGAGCTGAACGGTTCTACATCCGGCAAGGATAACGAGATCAGTACTCTCAAGAACTCTATCACTGAGAAGGATTCTAAAATCACCCAACTTGAAGAGCAAGTGAAGAATCTGAAGAACGGTCCTACACCGGGGCATGCCGGTCTGACTCCTGAACAAGAGCCTGAAGGTAGCGGAACCCAGGAAGAGTTATCTGCTTTCTGTGACCAGAACGCAGGAAACTATCAAGCTATCACCGAGAAATTAAAAGCTGAGGGCCTGTATTAATAACCTAAACTTTAACTATTAAAAAGTCTATTCAAATGGCTGCAAATAAACTAATTGACGTCTCTAAACTGAACGAAGCACTGGTCATTTATGACCAGGCACTTCGTGCGCTGCCGTTTGCCACCCTCACCGAAGTGGCAAACCTACTGAAGCTGAATGTTATGGACCTGCAAGGCAAACACGCACGTATCAACGAGCGTCGTCGTGCCGGTGGTACGCAATCGTATAAAATCGGAAAGAACTTCGGACTGGTCGATAAACTCTTAGGTTACGAACCCTCAGTCATCGAGCCGAAAGATGTTGTCTGCATCACCAAAGAAAACTCCCAGAAGTACGATGATAACGAACTGCTGATCATCGGTGGCACTCCGGTAAGCAACACTACGAAAAAACATCCGATGGAAACCAAGGTTGCATTTACCCTGGTACGTTCGCATCTGGAAGATATCGTATATAGCCTGTTCTCTGCCGAACGGGATGAAGATTCCAACTCACCCGGCGGGGCTTTCGATGGTATTTATACCAAGATGGATATGCTGATCACTCGTGGCGATGTAAATGCGGCCCGTGGTAATTTCGCTATTTCCGGAGAGTTTGCCGCGCCAACGTCAGATACAGATTATGCAGCTTACGAGAATCTGGTGGAATGGATCGGAGGGGCAAACACCTACCTTCGTTCTTCAATAGGCGGTGTACCACAGCTTTTGTGTGCTGAAACCGTTTTGAAAGCTGCCCGTTCAGCATTACGTAATAAGTTACGCATGCAGGAATATCCTTCCATGCAACGCATGCTTGAACTCTTGCGGGAAGACGCCATGTGTCCGAACCTGATTGTCTCCTCCCACGAAGCTTTAGGCCAAGGTTCCAGGCTGACCCTTCAGAAAGTTGGTAACATAGACGTGGCGTTCAATACTCAAGCGGCTTCTAAATTCTGCCAGATACGTGATATTTACGAGGACCCGAACGAATGGCAGTTCTGGTTGCAGGCAGGATACGATACACGTATCAATGACTGGCATGAGAAAGTCTTCCGCTGTAACGAGCAGAAGAACGAATCTCTCGACCTGGCCGGCGACTATTGTAAAACCGGTGGAGTACAGGTAGCCATCACCGGCACCGACAAAGGCCAATGGAGTATCCAGGGAAAAGTTGCCAAACGCGGTAACGGCCAATGCATCATTGGACTTCCTCCGGGAAAATACACCATCGAGTTCACTGATGCCGATGGCAAGACCAAACCGGCAAATACACAGGTTACAGTTGTTGCCGGTGAAGTAGCCACCGCTACCGGAGCCTATACTTAACTAATCCGGGGGAAGGGACTCTTACCTTCCCCTACATAAACTAAACAATTACCTGATTATGAAACGATTTATTCTTTGCATTTCATGCCTGCTTATCTGCTGCCTGTTCTTGCTTCCGGAAGTACAAGCGGCCATTCCGGATACCGGAAACTGGATCAGCCATCATCTTCTGACATCAGACGGTTTAACCGTTCTGGCTGCCGGCCCGGCATTTGCCCCGTTAAAATGGAATATCGGGCAAAACAACATGGGAGGTTATAAAGGACGGCTGCTCTTTATTCCGTATGACGCTCCTTCAACCGTACCAATGATTCCGGCAAAGCCTACTACGAATGAGGACCTGATTACCGCTTCAGGATCATTCACTTTTCCAAGCGGCGGAACCTATACTCAGCCGATTTACTTGTATTCCACAAAAGGGAAAGTAGGTTATAAAGCGGAAATTCAAGGCGAAACGGACGGAAAATCTTTTAAGCAGACTTTAGAGTTTTTCTTCCCCGGCAATACTCCGGGAATGCATGCTTTCAGTACACTTGTCAAGAACACTCCGGGGTACTTCGTCTTCGAAGATTCCGACGGCCAACAATTCCTGATGGGTAAACCGGGCATGTATGCCGATGTATCACCCTCCTTTGATGGTGGTAAGCTCGCCGCCGATCAGCGGGGAACTGCCTATACAGCCACTTGTGACGCAAATGAATCGGCTGTTGTTTTAGGGACACCAATCGACATGGAAGTCATTGCAGGCCTAAAACCGGCTCCAAGTCCCGGAGGTTAACATTATACATATATTTTATGACAAGAAACGAACAGTTAGAAAAATGGTTGTCAAACCGTCAGCGTAGGTACGCTGACGGTATGGAACTCTTTAACGCTTTAGCAAAGGCAAACACCAAGAGCAGCTATGGGAACTATCTTTCCCAGGCACCGGAGAATCCTCACATTTTCGATCCCCACTTTACACAATTAGTCAATATACTGACTAAAATAGCCAGGGAAATAAAAGATGCTCCTTCTGTTTACCCGGCTGCATTCGAAGAGATCCTGATCGTTCAAACACTGAATGATGAACAACGGACTCAAGAAACCGATATCCGGACAGAGGCAATCGACCGACTCCAAGAGGAGATCGACGGACTGCATAACCGTATCAGCGAACTTGAGAGTGACACGGAAAATCATGCTGACGAACTCTCAGCTTTAAATGAAGAGTTCGAGGAGAAAATGAAAGAGCTCTCCGCTATCCGGGGCGAACTGGATGCCTTGAACACTCCGGGCGTCAAGATCGTAACAGAAGAATCCCTCACTCCTGCCTTACGTAAAGCATACGCCCGTATCAAAGAGATCGCTCCCCTGTACGCCAGTCTCCATAATGATATTGCGAATCCGGATATCCCGGCAGAGGAACGTCACCCCCTCGCAGAAGAACTCTGCAAGCTGGACGACGAACGTCGCAAACTTTGGAAACAGATTGACGATTACGCAGAAGGCAAACAGGCAACCTTAGAGCTTGATGCTAAACGTCCTGAGTATAGTGAAAATGCAGTGGTCAGAGGCTTCGAAATAGCCCGTCAGATCAAACGTCTGAAGCAGAACATTACGAACAGCAAAACAGCCGCAGAGAGGGCCGGGAAAGAGGGAAAACAGGCTGTTCTACAGAACGCACTCGACCGGATTGCCAAATACGAAACTGAATTAGCCGCTTTAACGGCAGAATTATCGGCAGAACAAGGTGAAAAGGTTTCAGGATAACTTTCCTTTGGCTTTGTGTCCCGGTTCTATCGAACCGTTCATGCACAAAGGAGACTGGGCAATACATGAAGTGTTGCCCTCTCTTTTATCTGAAATCGGACCGGCGGATATAAGGATCGCTACATTCAGTATCTCAGAGGACAGTTTACGCCCTCTCTTCTTCCTGGCCGATGATAAAAAAATTACAGGTCTGACCCTCCTGCTCGATACGACGGTAAAACGGCACAAGCTTGACTTGTTACTGTTTGCCTCCAACATCACACCACGCATACGGATTGACTCCTGTCATGCAAAAGTGTTATTGGTGGAAAATGACAAATATCAGTTCGGTATTGCCGGTTCCGCGAACCTAAACCAGAATCACCGCTGGGAAAATGGATTCTATTTCACTTCCGGAAAGCATTTCAATTACTTCTTGGAAATGTTCGAGCAGGCATATAATCAAGCAATCAGTTACGAAATATTAGAATAGAAATGGAGTTATCAGATGAAACCTTGCAACAAATCAGAGAGATGGCCGCAGCTCTGCTGCCTCCGGCAGAAATCGCCATTCTAATTTCGCTGCCTGCCGGTGAACGCAGCTACTTCTGTGATATTTGCAGAAATCATCATCATTCTCCTATCTACGAAGCATACCATCAGGGACGCCTGCAAACAAAATTCGAACTCCGAAAAACTGTGATCAAGTTAGCCAAGGCCGGAAGTCCGGCGGCCGAGCCACTTGCTGATAAATACATGAAAGAACAAATCATCAACGACTAAATTATGCCAAAAAAAGACACAACCTACGACCGCATCGAACGCTCCCTGTTCAAAGATCGGGGTGAATCCGCTCTCCAGTTATCACCAAAGGAGATGGAAATTAAGAATCGGATGATGCTTTGTGTTAGTAAGAAAATGGAAAGCCCATTAATTGAAGACCAGGAGCTCGTTACTTTTCTCATGCACGGATGTGGAGGGCAAGCGGAACCTGTTTCCCAATCACAGGCCTATCGCGATATCGGTATGATCAACCGGTTGGTCGGTAACATCCAGTTGGCGGCCAAATCCTGGTATCGCTACATGATCGTAGAAGGAGGAAAGAAGGCATTTCAACTCGCTATCGACAACGGAGATGCTAAAGGAGCTGCCGCCGCTCTCGACAAGATAGGTAAATACACCCGTTCCGACAAAGACGATGACGCATTCGACTTCAGTCAGCTTATTCCCCCATCTTTTGAACCTTCTGACGATGTGACGACACTTGAGGGTATTGAAGTGATAGACAATCTGGAGCAACGCCGCCAGGAACTCCGCAGCTTGTGCAAAGATATGTTGACCAAACAGGCGACAGATATTCAAACCATTGAAGAGGAGGATATTGAGGAATGACAGCCCAAGCCTCTCCCATACCATCGGCGTACGAACTCCGGATGAAACAGGCCAATGTGATACGGAAGTTCTTCAACAGAATGCAACGCCAGGCAATGGCTATTGCCGCACATGACGAATATATCGTTGCATCGCGTGGTACCGGTAAGTCAGAAGGTATCGACGCCCGCTTCATTCTCAGAAACGTCTGGGAAATGCCCGGTTCATTGGGTGGAATGATCTCTCCCAGCTATGCTAAAGCCTGGGGGAATACCCTTCCGGCTATCTGTAAAGCACTCGCCGAATGGGGATACATTCAAAATATCCATTATGTCGTTGGCCATAAAGCACCACCTTCCATGGGCTTTGCCAAGCCTGTTCGTCCGGTACTCGGAGACGGATGGAGTAATGCTTTCCATTTCTGGAATGGCACGGTCATGGTCATTCTTTCCTTTAATCAAGGGATGTCCGCAAACTCCATGTCGCTTGACTGGGTGATAGGTCCGGAGGCAAAGTTCCTTTCCTATGACAAGATAAAGAACGAGGTCAATCCGGCCAACCGGGGAAACCGGCAATATTTCGGGCACTGTCCTCACCATCACAGCGTATGTTACTCAACGGACATGCCCGGATCATCCATGGGACGTTGGATTCTCGACAAACAGGAAGAGATGCAGCCCCCACATATCCAACTCATTCGCAACCTGTATAAAGAACTTCAGGATTACAAACGTAAACCGCTGACCGAACACACCATGCGGATGATCCGGGAACTTCAACGTGATCTTGACATAGCCCGGAAGTTTCAGCCTGCACTCAAACCGAATGATAAGAAAAAACGGGAATACACTGTATTTTATGGTGAATATGATGTCTTTGATAACCTTGAGGTCCTGGGAGAAGACTTCATTTGGCAGATGCAGCGTGATTCTCCCCCGTTGGTATGGCGTACCGCCTTCCTGAACGAACGGCTGATGAAAGTTCCCAACGGCTTTTATAGTGCCCTGGACGACCGCATACATTTCTATCAGCCGGCTGATAACGGAAGGCTGAAGAATCTTGGAAGTAATTGGAAGCAACTGAGTTCCTGCGGCTGCCTGGGAGACGGTGACCTTGATTTTGACAAAGAACTGCATATTGCATTCGACTCCAATGCGTCAATCTCGACAGCGGTAGTGGCACAATTGGACGGGAATACGATGAAAATCATCAAATCGTTCTATGTCAAAACCCCATCCAAACTCGGAGACCTGGTACAACAGATAGCTGACTATTACCGTCCCAAGCTCAATCACGATGTAGTCGTCTACTATGATCATACTTTTACCTGGGAGTCGGGCTCCACAACAGAAACCTATGCGGATATCATTGAGCGTGTATTCAAAGAGAACCGGTACACTCCTGCAATGGTATATGTCGGGCAAGCACCCAAACATGAATGGAAACACCTCAATATCGATCTCGCATTGAAAGGTGATCCGCAATTCCTGTGGATTCGTTTCAATCTCTATCAAAACGAGTTCCTCAAGATCGCCATGGAGCAAACCGGTATTAAGCAAGGTAAAAACGGTTTTGAGAAGGACAAAGCTCCGGAAGGTACTGACGATACTCCGGACAATCCGGATCAATACAAAACCCATGTTACGGATGCCTTCGACACATTATGGCTCGGCATGAATTTCTACTTCACACGTCCGGGAACCGGCACCGGAGGAATATTTTTCCTCAATCGGAAATAAAATACCGCTTTTCGTAATTGCTAAAATTACGTCAAACAACCGCCATTTCAGGCGTTTAAAATCCCGCCCCCTCTGCCCAAAGAGCAATCGGCGGACTCCGCTTCACCCCGGCGCAGCCGGGCGACGCAAAAGCATTCTCCCCCCTCTCTCAAGGTCTGTCAGAGTGCTTTTACTGCCCGCTGTGCCACTTTTTCAATCATTCCAGCACATTACCCGTCTTAAATAAAACAATCTTATTTTTGCTGATTTCTACCTTTACTTTATCTCCTAACTGGAAACCGTATTTTTTTAAATACTCTCCTTTCAAATTAAACCCGATTGTTCCTTTACCATTTTGCGGAAGTCTGACACATTGCAAAACTTTCTCCATATTACTAACATTTAGGGGTATAACGTACAAAATTGGCGGGAATCATGTTCTTTACCGGCTGTATGATCCCTGTCACCGGTAAAGGCTTTAAATCATCCGCACATGCAGGCGGTTGGTTTATTATTCCGGCTTCCACTTCATAAACGGTCGGTATCTTGGTTACACTATCAACGATAATCAACCAACGATGCCAACATTGATCCGTCAAGGCATTCATGTGTAATACTTCTCCGTTTAAGCTGTTCAGACACAAATTAATGATAGTCATGAGACAGCAGGTATATGAGATATCAATCCCGACAAAAGTCAATGCTCTATCCTTTTGGGCTGCTGATAAAAGGAGTCTTCCGCTACCGCATGCAGGGTCTAATACCCTCCGATCTCCCTGTTTAGGCTGATCATTTACTTTAGGAGCTGTAATCAATTGGTTCATTAATTCACATACCCCAAACGGTGTAAAAAACTGCCCGTTTTGGGCGTTGCTTAAAAACTCTTGAAAATAGTCTCCGAACGGGTCTACCAGTGGTTGCCTGTCCATCTGCATAACAAGTGCGGCAAAAGCCTGTGAAAACAAATCCAGTTCTGTTTTGTCATAGGGCTTTATCGTTTTGAAATAAAGTTCTTCCTTACGTCCCATTGAGAGGCAACAAACGACTATTTGCAGAAAGTCATTAAATACCTTTTCCCGTCCGTGTTTTGGGGATAGCTTTTCCAAATACTCCCCATAAGTAGTTAAATCACTGTTTTTCATATACCTGCAAATTTGAGAATACAAAACAAATCGGATAGAAATTCATTGGGTCATTACCTTCTCCCTGTGCTTCTTCTACTTGGGTCGTCTCTACTTTCTTAGGTGCACCCCAAAGGCATAAAGCATGGGAACCTTTTTTAATACTCCTGCCCTCCTTATTCCACTGTTTCAGCGTTTTAAGTTCGGTGTGCCCAGACTGTGCGTATATCGCTTTCAGTCCATCGTTTACCGTAGGAATAGCAGCCTCTTTCACCAAAATTTGAAGCGGCTTTGATAAACCTTTTAATATTGTGCGTTTTTCTTGAATTGTTTTTGCAGAATCAAAAATATTTTCCATCTTTGCAGTACGTTAAAAATTAAACTTCGGTTTGATTTTGTTCCCCCTTCATCGGTGCAACGATGTAGGGGGATTTTGTTTTAATTTAGCCGTTCCAATTCTGAACGAATTTCTTCTTCGGTTTTCGCCAAGTGATTATTTAAATCTAACATCCAATCAGATAACAACTTACCAATTGCAACGGGATTACTTGTAGAAATGGAAAGCCCTTTTGCGTCTACCAAAGTAAGTTGGGCATTATTTTTATCATGTGAGATAGTAAAGCTTTCAAGCTGTTTCCGCTTTTCTCTCACTTCTTGATATTTCTGACGGAGCAGATAAACACGCTCCGCCTTATCGGTCAGTTCATCAATACTTAGACGCTTATTGGGTGCGGCTACTACGGAAGAACTCTCTTTCTTGGAAGTTTGAACGGGAGTTTCAACTTTGGCCGAAACCTGTTCTTTCGTTTCTTCTTCGGTTGGAAGGGATGGCAGCACAATTAGAGGGGCTGTTTCATTCTTCTTATTAGCTACATTACTTAACACTACGGCTTTAGCCTCTGCGCTTTTTGCGCTCGATACATTTTTCATTTTGTTTTACGTTAAAAATTAAACATTTAAGTGATAGGAGTGCAACCCTATCCCCTTTTGATTACATTACAAATATAACACTTTTTTTTCACATACAAAAACGCAAACACCTGTAAAACAACACATTAAATACATACCACAAATAAATATTACACATCACACACAGACGTTTGCTCTCTTGTCTTAAAATTATTTTTCCGACATCCGAATCATTTTTTCAAAAATCAAACCGCATTGGGCCAACAAAGAGATACTTTTGGGGAGAAAAGGCGTAAACCTATAATTTATGTTAACGCAATTTTAAATCTCAGAAGATTCCCACGGCAAAAAAAATAAAATACTACTTCCATCGGACTCCATCCGCACTTGCTTTCAATGCAGTCGGTGGTTACGGTCCA